AAATAGAATGACAACTGTAAAGACTACAATGGTCATGGCATCGCCACTACAATCCGCCCGATTTGAAGGCGGTGGCACTATATCGCTTCTCAAGAGCGACAATGGCCTTGTTATTGCAGGCTATGCAAGCGTCGAAATGGTCGACAAACAAGGTGACCTTATTACCACAGGTGCACTCAAGGGTGCATTTGACAGTTTCATGAAGGCGGACGGATTCCGCAATGTACAACTCGCACACTCCAACATCCAAGTTGGAGAAGTTATTCCACAGTACACTGACAGCAGTGGTCGATTGTGGAAGTCCGGTGTCGATGACGCTGGACTCTTCGTTGTCATCCAAGTACGTGATGACATCGAAAAGGCTCGTGAAGTAGCCAATGAAATTCGCAAAGGCGCCCTTAGGGGTTTCAGTATCGGTGGACAAGCATTCAAGCGAATGCGAAAAGCCGACTCGGAACACGGTGATTACACCGAGATTTCTAAACTGGAACTTCACGAGGTAACGATTTGTGAAAAAGGTATAAACCCGGAGGCGACATTCCGTATATTGAAGGAGGATAAAACAATGACTGAAAGTACAGACATGAACACAATGAGCGAACTGTCGTCCGTCTTGGACCGCATCAACACCCGCCTCGACGTTATGGAGAAAGGTGAAATGCCCGAAGGCTTGAAAGAGCACATGAAAAACAAAGACAAAGGCGACAAGGATGAAGACAAAGGCAACGAAATGGCCAATGAAGACAAAGACGAAAAGATGTACGGTTCCGAACACAAAGGAATGCACGGCGACACCGAGAACAAAGCACCCGGTGAAATGGAGAAATCCGAATTTTCTGACGTCATCACACAGGACTACTTGCACTGGATGGAAAACACCCTAAAGTCGGGTGGCGTCGATATTGCAGGCGCTCGTGCACACTTTGATGCACTTGAGAAGGCACAACTCGGTGGCTTCGACAACCCATCTTCCATTGATGGTGCTGACTACTTTGGCGGCCAAGTACGTGGTCGTGCACAAGAAGGCGGTAACCCATCTACAGGCGCAATTGGCAAACTCAACAGCGGCTCCAAAGCCGATGTTGCAAAGGGCTATTTGTCTCCTGAGGACCTTTCCCCTGCTGACCTTGAGCAAGCATACGCTGCTTACAAGGCTGCTTCCATTGAGAAGCAACTCAAGGGAACTCTCAGCGATGTCTTCGCCGACCGACTCGCCAAGGAACAGCGCAGTGAGGCTGAAAGCCGACAAGCACAAGCATTCGACGCTCGTGCTCCACTCGCATCAATCGAAAAAGCAGTCGCTGCTCTAAGCGACCGAATCGATAACCTTGCATCAGGTGCAACTGGAACAACTATCCAAAAGTCCGCACCTGTTTCTAACGTTGAAATTCCATCCACTATGGACATGGCTAACATGTCTTGGGATGATGTACACCGCCTCGCAGGGAGTGTATTCCACAACTGAATGGAGTGATGAAGAATGGCAAGAAACTATCTAAGAACAGTAACCGACATGGAACGCTACTACTATGGTGCAGGCTCAAACATGGGCTTCCACTATTCAGGCAGCGAACTTTTGAAAGCAGACGCACCACTATTGTCCACAACTGCTGGTACATACCAAGCAATTTACGGACGAAAGGTTTGGAGCCAGTTGAACCAAGAGTTCAACGCATTCTCCATCCTTCCTAAGAAACCTTGGGACCGAAGTGGATGGCGTGTCGTAACCGCACGACCTGACACCACCAAAGGTGGAGGTATTGCGGAGAACGGTACACTACCGGACACCACCAAACCAACCTTCCAGCACATCGCTGCAAAGCCTAAGACCATTGCACACACCTTCGACATGAGCGAAGTTGCAATCTTCCTTAACGACAAGGATGACGGTCTCGGCGACATCCGCAGTGTTCTCAAGGAAGAGATGGGTAAGCACCATGCGGAGATGATTAACGAAATGCTTCTCCAAGACAAAGGAACAGCCGCTGGCAACGACTACGAGTCTCTTGACCGTGTCACAACCGGTGATACTGCTGCTACCAACGACATCTACAGCATCGACCGAAGTGCAAACTCTTGGTCCCTCGCTGAGCACAATGAGAACAGCGGTACCGACCGAACTCTCAGCCTTGACCACCTCGACGACATCTTCCAAAAGATTTGGGTACGTGGTGGAAACCCTAAGGTTATCCTCACTGGATATGATACATTGATGCGAATCCAACAACTTCTCCAGTCGCAACAGCGATTCATGGAAGAGAAGCGTGTCACCCCTACCTTCAACGGTGTTAAGGGTGTACCGGGTGTTGAAGCAGGTTTCATCGTTGCTACTTACAACGGTGTTCCAATCATTCCATCCAAGGACGTTCAGACTGACACCATCAGTCGTATGTACTTCTTGGACACTGATTACATACACTTTAGTGTCGCAAAGCCAACTCAATACTTTGAGTCAGGTATCGAAACTGGAGACCCATTCGCCATTAACCGCCTCGGTCAAGAGGGACTTTACCGAACTATGGGTGAAGTATGGACAACTTTCTTTGGAGGTCACGGTTCAATCCGAGACTTGAAGTGAGGCTAATGGAGATAACACACAGGAGATGATGAATTATGGCAGCAATAACACACAGAGGAATTACTTACACATTGAGCGCAGGTACACCTACAATGAACCTCGACTTACCGCTTGTAGCGGGAGTTGACCAAGACGAAACACTTTGGTTGAAGGGTCAATCTACTGACGCTTATCCGGGTAACTTGACAGGTTTCCAAGCAACAAACACACAGGTCGCTGAGCGAGTACAACCACGATTGGTTATGCTAACTCTTGCAGCAGACGTAAGCGAAGGCGCTACACTAACCATCACAGGTGGTGCAAGCAAGATTATTTCGTTCGTCGCACAACGTGCTGACGCAACTGCGAACGTAGCGATTGTACACACCAGCGATTTGGTGTTGACTTTCGACATGGAAGCAACTGCGGACGGTACAACCGACGACTTGACTGCAATGGAACTTTGGTTAGTTTTGGCCTGAGGTGAATCTTCTTGCCTACAATAACCTCACTCGGTCCTTACTACGAACGTAGGGTACCCGGTATGAAGCGAATATGGGCTACTCGTGGAACTCCAATGGATGTTTCGCAAGAATGGCTTGACGCTAACCGTGGCAGCCTCACAAACAACAAGTGGTGGAGAATCGACGGAGACACAGGTATCACAATCGACGCAGGCGACGATGGAATTCCCGACTCAGGTTGGACCAAGAAGGACATCACTGCATGGCTTAAGGAACGTGGAGAAACTGTTGGTGGATATGCGACCAAGTCCAAACTACTGGGCATGGTCGAGTTAATCCTCAGCCCTCCAGCACCTGAGCCAGTCGTCGAAGAACCCGTGGTCGAAGAACCCGTGGTCGAAGAACCCGTGGTCGAAGAAACCGTGGCAGAAGAAACAGAAACAACAGGAGATGAACAATAATGGCATTTACAACAACGATTGACGCACGACCGCACGCTTTAGGAGATTTGCTCTTAATCACTGGAACTTTCACCAACGATGGTGGTTCAGGTGGAGGCGACATTGTGCTCGCCGACCAATTAGGTCAAATCTTTGCAGCAGGTTCAAACGCTAACGCAGCATCAGCACCAGTACACACTACTGAAATTGATGGCACTGTAACGACCACTTTGACTTTGGTCACAGGTGCTAACGTAAGCGGTACTTGGTGGGCATTAGGAAAGCGCTGAGGTGATTCACCTTGGCGAACTTAGCCGGCTTGAAGTCGAAAGTGGTAGGTCCACTACCACCGGGCGACTTTTCCCGCACACCGACAGCAATCGAAGCACTCATTGACGCAGGCTTTGACGCAGTGACTGACGCTAACTCGGCTGATACCATTGCAGGTCTTGACACCATAACCGTTATGGGTAACATATACATCATCATCATCTACAAGGCTTGAGGATGATTGTATGGATGCAGCGACACTTGGACTCGACGAAATCGAGCGACTTGAGAAGCGTGGCGTACGACTGGCCGAGTCCTACGGGGCAGGTTCTGTCTTTAACCAAGACAAACCCCTTGAAGGCGTAGTCAGCAAACAACGCATACGTAACCGAAAGGCAGGCGACGTTCTGAATATCGGCTCAGGTACACGGTGCAAATCGTGTGGTATGCTCTACTTCTGTTGGGTTGACAACTGTCGAACATGCGGAACAAAGATGGACTTCAACTTGGGAACAAAGGAGGAATGAACATGTGGGTAGGTATACGAAAGGCACCCGGTGATGATGACTCACGCAAAAACCTCATGGACAAACTGGATGCTGCACTAAGCGGCGGAAAGGGCGGCAAAATCAAAGACGAAGTCGAGCGTCGTATTGAGAAGCCCAAAGGTGAAAAGCAAACCGCTGAGGAACTCCGTGACGTCCCTGTCGAAGTACCGACAACTGGTAGGACAGGTGCCAAGTTAAGGGGAGTCACAGAGAAAGACCTTGCTGGTAAAACAGTCGTAGGTACAGAAGAATCTGAGGCGATGAAACAAAAGCGCCAAGAGATTTACGACAAGGCCATCGCACAGGGTAACACCCCTGCACGTGCACAGGCGCTTGCTGACGCTTACCAACTGACTGGCACATCCAGAGGCAAGGCCCCTCCACCGTCACGTGAAGGTAAGCGTGTCAGCGAAGACAAAGAGCGTGGTGCTTCACTCGGACGAGGTATAGGTGCTAAGCGTGCTA